ACAAATTCATAATCTTCTCGCGCTTCTATCTGCCAATCGTGCCAATAATCCACTGCGTCCCTGAACCATTGTCTGTATTTCCCTATCCCACGCTTTTTATACATCGGGTCACTCGGCAACATTTCTACTTTTTCAATCTCAATTTTCACTTCCACTTTCTCACCGCCTTTTGTAAATAAAAAACACATAGGACAAAAATTTTCACCCTATGTGCTAAAAATTATTATTGTGCTGTCCACTCATCACAAACATTTTCCAACAGTGCAAAATTACAATAACTTTGAAAAATTTTCCCTGTCTGCTTTTGTTTGTCATAAATCATTTTCGCTTTTTTTAGTATGCCGTCTTGAACATTTTGCAAAAATAAAAATTCTTTTACCAACAATGATTTATATCTTTCATCTTGAATTTTGTTGAAGTCTATGCGTTGAAAGCAATCATCAGGAACAGGTATCATTTTGTTAATTTCCAACGCACTTAAAATTTTGGTATTTCCATTTTCTGTATGCCTGACAATATCATTTGCTCTAATTTCACTCTCATCAACTTTTTCATAAATCAAGTAGTGAGCTTGTCCCACATTTTTCCACTTAATATGCTTAACTTTTGCAGAAGTCAACGGAATAAAATATTGTCTGCCTTCAACTAAAACCACCACACCTAAATAGGGCTTTTTGGTATAGTCAATTCGTTCAGAATATCTGACTTCCTTATCCTTATCGTACAAAGCCGCCAAATATTCTGTATCGACGTTGTACAAACCGAATTTTCTAAACTGTTCCTGCAATTAAATTCACATCTTTCAGAATCTAAAATAGGGAAGAGTCAATCTCCCCTAAATCCTTAACGCTTCACACTTTGGTTGTAGGTGGCGAGACACCTTCTTTAACGTCCCACACTTGATTAAGGCGGTGGAACACCTTCAGGGGCATTTTAATTCATCTTGTGCTTTTAGTCAATGCAGTTTTTATTTTTTTTCTTCAAATTTTGGCAACTGAATTGCCGCTAAAACTTCTTCAAGTGCTTTTTTCAAATTGTTAAGAAATTTCTCCATTCAAGCTAAATACTCCAGTTAGTCGGCTTTTCTTCGCTTGTGTACCTGTCACGCACGACTGTTTTTAATCTCATCGGCGCAAATGGTCTACTCATCAAGCCATATGCTACTGCGTCTGTTATATGGTCTTCTCCTTGCGTATCATAAGTTTCTGGATTGTATTTGTCAAATCCTAACATCGGTATCGTCCTTATCGCGTGAACGCAATTTTCAAAAAAATACAGCGCAGGTTTATAACTTCCGTCTTTCATTTCATTGCCTATCAACCTTTCCTTAATCGCATTCGCGCCTTCTACTCTGCCTTTTGAACTTTTGCCAAAAGTCACCAATCCTGCCTTGTAAAGTTCGTTGTTTATCGCCTCTGCTATCGTTTCGCCTGTCACGCCCGTCCTCGCCCAACAAGCATTATCCAACACGCCATAACTTACATTTTCTTCCGACTTTTCCAGTTGTGCAATTTTCTTGCCAACTTGACTTGCTGTTTCTCCTGTTCCTACATTCGCCTTGCCGCCATATCCGTAAAGTTCACGATAACAATAAATATTGCCGTCATAATCCACCGCAAACCACAATACAGCATAAGGTTTCGCCATTCCCCAGTCCATACTACGAAATTTTACCCAATCTTTCGGAATTGCAAAAGTTTTTACAATGTGCAAGTCATTCCGCCATTCCTTGAAAAATTGTCCTTCGCCAAGTCCCCATTCGCCAGCCCCAATAACTCTGTACAATTCAGGATTTGTCTTTGCAACACTGTCATACAGTGCAATATCTACTTCTGACAAAAATTCATTGCATTTGTAAGTTGTTGTCATCGACAAAGTGTTTTTATCAGGATTATCAAAAAATCTTTCTTTCAGCCAACACTCTGACCACGGATTGAACGTTATCAGCCATTGAATGTAATAACCCTCAGGCAACTGTCCTCTCAGTGATAAATCCACTTTTTCAAAATCTGTTTCACTGCATTCAAAAAATTCTTCGCCCCATACAAAGCACAAATGCCCGTGTTCCACTGTTATTGACGCTATCTTATCGGCATCGTCCATCCCTCGAAATAATATTTTCTGTCCTGTCGGCAAATATATGAACTGCAGAGGATTTACCGTACACTTCCAATATTCTTCAACTCCAAGCCGATTTATCGCCCACTTCAACTGTGCATAACAACTGTCTTTCAATGTTGCCAGCGTCTGCCTTATCACCAAAGCATTTGCCAGCGGATACTGCATTAACCGCACTATCAACTTTAACGCCGCTGTCGTTGACTTCTTGCTTGCTTTACTTCCTTTGCATACCACATACCGCTTTTTGCTGTTCCAAAATTCGTCGTAGCCACCGCCCACAATTTCCGACAGTGATATTTTATTCTTCAACATCTTTTTCACTCCGCAAATCATCTACCAAGACAATCGGTATCGCATTTTCTGCAAAATTGCCTTTGTATTTAATTTCCACTTCCAATTTTTTATTTTCAAGTTCGCGTCGCTTATATTCAAGTTCATCAAAACCAAAAATCTTTGAAAGTTCCTTCAACGCAAATGTTTTATCTTCCAACTTTACCGACACATCGCCTTTTACCTGCCTTATCTCCGCTATCGTCGAAGTATCCACATTTTCACTTTCTGCCAAGTCTATGTAATTCACCATTCGCTTTGCTGGTTCGCCTGTTCTCTTGTCTATCGCCACTCCCCGAAGTCCCACTACTACTTCTTCGCGCCTACCGAACTTCACAAAGTCGCCTATATCTGCCCCGACTATCTTCAACAACTTCTTGATATAATCTGCCAATTCAAAATTGTAATGACTTCTCATTGTTTCGCGCAGTCGCTCTATCTCCGCCTTTATCTTTTCATCGTTCAAAAGCCTGTACGCCATACTGCTTGCACTGTCATTTTCTCCGCCATACGCTTTTAAATACGCCTGTCGCGCATTAAAACACTCCACATAATACAGGCAAAACAACTTCTGCTTTTCTGTCAACTCCGAACTGTCCAAACTGTCAAAAAGTTCATTTTTCAACTTCTCCGAATCTTTATCTTTGTACCCTTTTTGGGTACATTTTTCGGGTACATTGGGTACAAATTTTTTTCTCTCCCAACCTTCTCGCTGTATCCACTTTTTCAATGTATTAACGCTAATATTGTACTTCGCCGCAATGTCTTTGTAACTCATTCCAAGCCGATAATCCAACTTCGCCTTTTCCTTTATTTCGTTCACTTATATCACCTCCCAAAAGTCGCTTGTCCTTTTTACTTATTAAAAAAAATATTTTTCAATCTGTAATTTATATAATCAGATGTCGCTTGTGGGTGTACCCCCCGCCTGAATTTCCAACGCCTTACCTGCAAAAAAATCTACAATCACTCCGACTACTCAACAGATTTAACTTTCATTTTCTTTTCAGTCTGCATTTTACTTCAACCGAGTTTCCAAGTTCTGAAGTTACAAAGAATCTGATTGTAAAAATTTATTTTTGATTTTAACTCAAATGTAATTTGAAATATCTTTTATGAATTTATTTACAGGTTCTCTAAACAGTTTGTAAATTAAAATCAATCCTACCGAAATTTTACATTTAAAATCTGTGTCGAAGTCTTGGAACTTGAAAACTTTTAAACCTTTGTACCCCTAAATTTGCTTGAAACTTTTCTGACAGTGGAGAACGATTTAATTTTTCCTGCAGGTCTGTTAAATGCTTTTCGCTATCTGCCCAAAATGCTGGATTTCTTTCAACTACTCTTTCAGCTGTGCTTGGTTTCGGTGTTAATGAATCTCTAAACGCTTGTGTGTAACCGAGATTGTTTCTGCTTAAATCTCTCCTGACAATTTCATTTAATTCTGCAGATTCAACTAAACTATCTATCCACAGAAATTTTTCAATCATCTTTGCAAGTTCATCAATATTTGTAAACACTGCATTGATTTTTAAATCTGTTGTGCTGTCGGGATTACTTTTTACTAAAAATGCTTTTTGCTTAAAAGTTGCTACACCTTCTGTAACTTCAAAACTTCCTTGCAAACTTGTTAAACCGTCTCGAACATAAAAAATTAAATCTCTTTTTATCGCTTCATCTGCTGTAAGTTTTATTACATTCCCTGAAACATCATCAACAAAATTTACTGTAACACCTGCACTTTTCATTTCTTCGCCGAACTTCATTATTTCTCCCGTACTTGCAAAAGTTCCTGAAATTGATTTTGCATTTAAATAATCTTGGTCAATTATGAACCGATAACCAAAACTGTTTTCTTTCCTTTCAACTTTGTAACTTCCTGTAAACTTTGTCGGTGTTATTTCTTCATCTGTTACAACAGTCATAAGTTCAGTTAATAAACCTGCGTTAATTGCTTGTTCTGCTGTAAATGTTGCCATTGTGTTTTTCTCCCTATGTGAAACTCAACAAATTTTTGTGTGTTCTGCTACAACTTTTTCTTATCAACAAACAACTGACAACTTTTAATTTTCTTCGTCGTCGGGATAAAACAAAGCGTAAAAAGCTACAAGCTCTGAATCATCTTTAAATTTACCGCTCCTGAGATTGCCATTTTTGTCGGTGAAAGTGAAATTGCGTTGAGTGAAAATCAAGTTGCCTTTGTCAATCTCAACTTGGCAGGTGGGTTTTGTTTCTCTGCGCTTTATTGCGTCAATCAGTCCTGCGTCAACTGCTTGCCTTGCCGTGAACTTTTCATTTTCAAGCTGTATCATTTTTAAAACCTTCCTTTCAATAAAAAAACTCCTGCAAGTTGCAAGAGTTAAAATGTTTGACTTTAATATTTTAGCACGCCGAAAAAATTTTTATTCCCGTCATAAGAAAAATTTTTTATTTAAGGCGTTGAGAGTTTTTCTTGATGTTTGGTTG